AGAAGAACGCTACCGAAGCACGCAAGGCTGCTGACGAGGCTCGCGCCGAGTACGCCGCTGTTGTTGCTCCAACGGCTCCTAAGACCAAGACGGATTCCGAGCGCCTTCGCGCACTCGGTCTTGCCGGCGGTACGGAGATCTTTGAGCAGCGCGATGTGACCAAGAGCAGCAACCTGGGTGATCCTGTGGCAGTGTTCCCACGAGTGAATGTCGTGGCTGCTCAGATCAACCCCTTCATCAACCCAGCAGTGGTTAATGTGATTCAGGTTGCAACTGGTAACGCAATCAAGTTCCCACGAGCCACGGCTCTTGGGACCGCGACTGCACCAGGCGAAGGTGGCACGATTGTTGAGAGCGACCCAACCATGGGTACTTTGCAGCTAACGCCATCCGGCTTCAAGATCCTCGTTCAGGTATCCGAGGAACTTGTCGCCGATAGCGCTTTCTCACTGGCTGACTTCATCTCGGATGCGGCCGGTCAGGCTGTGGCCGTAGCACATGGGGCTGCCGCTGGTACCGCTGTTGTTGGTGCTTCAACCCTTGGCGTAACTGGTGCGACTTTCGTGCCTACATATGCCGAGCTGAACTCGCTCCAGTACAGCGTTCGTCAGCAATACAGGTCGGCTCCTAAGGCTGGCTTCTTGATGTCCGATGCGACCCTTGGAACGATCCTTGGAATCACATCGTCCAGCCTTCCGCTGTTCCAGCCAGGTGGTCAGGGTGGCGTTGATCGCCTTCTTGGCAAGCCTGTCTATACGGCTGGCGGCATCGCCGACATTGGCGACAATAACAAGCCAATTCTCTTCGGAGATTTGGGGCAGATTGCGACTGCACTCGTGGGAGGCATCACTGTCTCCGTATCGCGTGAGTACGCTTGGAACCTTGGTTTGGTGTCGTACAAGGTCGAGGTTCGCGGCGCGACCGGCCTTCTGCAGCCAGATGCAGTCAAGCACTACCTCTGCGCCTAATCCGTTAGGAGCAACGCGTAATCAGTGGTGAAGGGGAGTCGCTTCGGCGGCTCCCCTGAACCGCAAGTTAGGAGAAACTAATGCTCGTTCGACTTTGCAAGCGACGCGGTGAATATCCAAGCGGCTCAATCGTTGATCTGCCACAGGCAGAAGCGGAGAGCCTGATTGGGTTTGGCTTGGCTGAGGCTGTTGCAGATGTCGACGCAGAGGCACCAACGCGGCTCGTAGAGCGCGCGAAAGTATCAAAGGGTATGAGGACTGCTACCGTACCAACAGAGACCGCCAGCGTGGCGGAAATCGTGGAGCCTGAAGCGTGAGCCTAGCGACAGGGCAAACCGTCGTTGGAACCACTGCGACCTTCATCGCCACCGGCATTGTTGGTGCGTCGTGGATCACGCTCCATGTGGACGGCAACGAGAACATCTTTATCGGTGGCGCAGGAGTTACTACGGCAACAGGGTTTGAAGTACACAAGGGATCAACACTCACGGTGTGGCTACCAGAGGCAGACAAACTGTACGCAGTTGTCACTTCTGGAACTCACACACTTACTTGGATGCAGTCAGGAGGCCGCTAGATGTCGTACGCAACACTCGCTGAGTTCAAGGCTGCTGTCGGCATTACCGACACGGTGGATGACAGCGCGCTTCAAGCTGTGCTTGATGCAACTGACACGCTGATCGATCTTCACTGCGACCGCAAGACTGGGTTTGGCACAGCGTCCGAGACGCGCTACTACACGGCTGAGGACTGGGAGTATGTGCTGACCGATGATCTCGTCAGCGTCACCACGCTCCAGACTGACGATGATGCCAACGGAACCTACGAGACCACCTGGACTTCTGGCACCGACTATGTGCTGGCTCCGCGCAATGCTGCGCTAGACGGTTTCCCCTACACCGAGATCGACACGAGCGTCACATGGCCGCGCAACTTCCCTAAGGATGTGTACCTTGGCGTAAAGGTCGTGGGCGTGTTCGGATTCCCTAGCGTTCCTGCTGCGGTGAAGCAAGCAGAAATCATCCAGGCAAATGCAGTCTGGGCTAGTAGGGTATCCCCATATGCCATCGTGGGTTCGGCAGACCTCGGCGGTATCCTCCGCATGAGCCGCGCCCTGCACCCAGAGGCGGCACTCATTCTTGAGCCGTACCGCAAGCGCAACGGCTTGGCGCGATGACCGACCTCACTATCCTTGATGCCATTGCAGCTCGACTAGAAGCGGTCACTCCGCCAACTGGCTATACGCTCCGCAACGCTTGGGCAACACCGCCAGAGTCTCTGCCGGTCGTTCCTGCCATCGTGCTCTTCCCAGGCGATGACTCGGTGAGCATCGGCAACGGCAACCGCACCACGGTGCTGACTGTTGCGATCCGCCTATACCTCCTGCCAATGCCACGGATGGAAGACAAGTACCGAGACCTATACACCTGGCGCGCATGGCTCCGCACCGCATTTGACGGCGCGGTCACCATTAGTGGAAATGCCGTTCAGGTAGCAGTCACTGCTACTACACTCGGCACAGATACTTATGCCGATCAGGAATACCTGACGGTTGAAGCAACTGCGGAAGTCACGGTCTATGACACCGTGGCGTTCACCGCGTAGAGCAAGGAGATCGAGAGATGGCAACTTACGGCGCAAAGGCTCTGACGCGAATCGCTACTGCGTCGCAGGCCGCTTTCGGCACAGCAGCTTCGATGGGAACCGCTGTCGGCGAGATTCTCTTCAATGAGACTGTCGGCGCTCTTGACTTGGGCGTGACGGTTGATCTTGGCGAGACGATCTCAGTAGGTCGCCGCACCGCGATTCAGGCGAGCCAGCCAGTCATCACCGGACGCGCACCAGTCCTCACCATTGCTGAGGGTCCTGCATCGCTCCGCACCCTGCCACTCGTCCTTGACGCAATCGGCGCGAGCACCTCAGGCACGGCTTCGCCGTACTCGTGGACTTGGTCGCCAACACAGACCGATGTCGACACGCTCGTGTTCTACTCGTTCCTTGTGACCGACGGCGTACAGAAGTATCTCGTCCGAGATGCAGCGCCAACGGAGATCACCTTCTCAGCAGACGCAGCAGGCTTGCTCCAGATGGGCGCGACCTTTGCGGCAACCACGGTGACCAGCTCGGCACTCGCCTTCCCTAACGCGATCCCTGCCAATCCAATGATGCCTGGTCGCTTGATGAAGTTGAGCACCGACACGAACTTCCCAGACAAGACCGGCACAGGGGCGACCGACTTCGCGTCGATCTACAACTTCAATCTGTCAATCACGACTGGTGTTGGAATGATCACGGCGCTTGACGGCAGCCTGACGGCCGCAACCGCCGCGCTGACTGGCGTGCTTGATGCAACGCTCACCTTCACGGTGGCGAGCAACGCAGCCGCTGGCACGACCTTCCCAATCACCGACATCGCCACGCAGAAGTATCTGCGCCTGTACGGCACGACTGCCGATAACTTCGGCGTGTGGATTCTCGGCTCGTGGGAGATCGAGAACATCGTGCCGCTCTCGGCTGATAACGAGGGCGTAACGGTGAATGAGATCACCTGCCGCCTGGCGTTTGACACGACCTCAGGCAAGTCGCTTGAGATCATCGTGGATTCGCCGCTGGCAACAGCGCCGTAAAGAGCAGCGCCTAGTGCGCTAGTAGGAGGGTCATATGGACACGGTGAAGATCACCCTAGAGGGTGACTTTGCAGGGTGGACTGCCGAGCTGCGAAAGCAAGTCTCGGCGCGCATCCTGCTCGACTTGGAGTCAGGCGATAGCCAGCGCTCGCTGGTTGCTTTCTCAAAGTTGGTGGTCACGCATAACTTCAAAGGCCTTGATGGCAAGGCTGTTGACGATGTGCTGGATGCACCGATTGACGCACTGACGCAGATGCTTGAGGCGTGGGGTAAGGCGAACCAGCCGGACCCCAAGTAAGGCTCGCTGCTAGGCGGATGGCGCTTGGGCAATCCATAGCACCGCCACCAGAAATCATCTTCCATCTCCTAGGCGAGAAGTTTGGGATGTGGCCAGAGCAGGTAGCGAGCCTTCCAATCGATGAGGTGCTGCTCCACTGGATGATCCACGCGGAGATGCAGCCGAAAGGGAAATGATGCGAGCCGGAGTAGTCGTAGAAGGTCAGTTCGATAGTAACTACGACCAACTGCGGCTTGGCTTCCTCAAGGGTTCCAACCCAACAGCCTTCAAGCGCCTGATGAATTTTGCGACCCTGAACGCAGCTCGCACCCTGAAGAAGCCAATTCAAGATGCTGCGCCACGCGGAGAAACTGGCAAGTTGAAAAAGAATATTAAGGCTCGTGGTGCTAGGTACAACAGACCAGCAGCAATTGTCGGAGTCAAGGGTGGTCGCAAGGGTGCGTTCTACGGCTGGCTGGTTGTGAAAGGGATTGGATCGCGCCGACGAACTGAAAACGGAACCTTCACGGTCAAGGCAGTTAGAGCAAGACCGTTTGTTGATCAAGTGGTAAAGAAGCAATCAAACCTTGACCGAGCGGTAGAGTCATACAGTAAGACGGTGGCCGCGTTCTTGAACGACGAGCCGTTCCGCAACACCATCCTCAAGTTCAAGAGAGGTAACCAACGCTGATGGCTGGAAACCAGACCGCCAACTTCGTCGTCAAAGCCAAAGACCAGGCTACTGGGCCGCTTGGCAAGATCGGCACCTCAATGGGCAAGCTGCGCCGAACGAGTATCAGCGCGTTCAGCGGCATTGCCAAAGGATCGCTCGCACTCGGCACGGCATTGGCAGGACTCGCAGCCGTCGCAGTCAAGGGCGCAGCAGATGACGAGCGTCAGACAATCCTGCTCAATGCTGCACTGAAGCAGCGCGGTCTGTTCACTGAGGATCTCAACGACAAGATCAAAGAGCAGATCCTCTCGATGGGCGCGCTCGGTATCGCAGACGATCAGGTGCGCGCTGGGCTAGAGGTCGGTTCACGATTCTTTACTGATCAGGCGACACTCCTACAGGCGAACGCCGTAGCGGCAGACATTGCCGCCGTCACCGGTCAGGATCTTGCAGAAGTAATGACCACGCTCGGCAAGGGCGCGCAGGGTACGACTCGTGGACTGAAGGCACTTGGCATCACGGTTGAGAAGGGCGCGACGATTCAGGACATCTTGACTGCTGCGACCGCTAAGTACGGCGGCACGGCCGCAGAGATCGCCAACTCCACGAGCGGCAAGTTTGCACGCTCGCAGGTCAGGTTCAACGAGACAATGGAGGAACTCGGCTACAAGTTGCTGCCGACCGTCAACAAGTTCCTTGACTGGCTCGCCACGACAGGTATGCCGATCTTTGAGAGCATCATCAACGCGGTGGCTCCAGTGCTGCAAGACCTGATCGACAATGGCATTGCGCCCCTAGGCGAGTCACTCGGCGCGCTGTTTGAGGTATTCGGTGGTGCAGATGGATCTGCCAACCTGTTGATCATTGCGCTCACGCCGCTCAAGATCTTCCTCCAGGCTCTCAAGATCACCATTGATGCCATCGTCTTTGGTCTAGAGAAGTTGTTTGCCGCGCAGGGCGCAGCGGCGAAAGCAGGAGTGACCTCCGCCGGATACTCGCCCTATCTCGCCAATGCAGTGACCTCTGGCACATTCACGCCACCTGCCACGACCAACAACATCTTCATTGGCACAGGCAAGGTTGACACCGTCGTGACTGACTCGATCAACCGCACAGGAACATTCAAGCGAGGCCGCTAAGTGGCAAACCCATTCAGCCTGATCGTCGCTGGCGTTGACAGCGGCGCGAACCTTCTTGACCTCCCAGCTCCGAGCGCGCTGACTACGCCGTATGTCGATCTGGGCAGTCTCTCGCTGACGCTCTCAGGCGACGGCAACGGTGGCTCAATGCAGTTCGATGTGATTGAGACCAAGACCCCAGTAGCAGGACCGTGGTGGCGCTCAGGCGCGGTCTACGACAATGCGCGCGTCCAGTTCTTTGACAGCCGCTACAGCGCGACCACGCCAATCTTCTTGGGCTACATCACCGGCATTGATGCCGTCTTGTTGGAGAACGGCCTTGGCTCGCGCGCAACGGTTAGCGTTGAGGATGCAGACGGCTGGCTCGGTAAGACCATCATTCGCAACGGCAAAACAGGCATCCGCGCCACCTCATATGTTGACTCTTTCACACAGGGCGGCGCATCATCAACTGATCGAGACCACATC